ACCACCAATTTTTAAGCAACCGGAAAACTTTTTGAAATTGAAAAAAGAAGAATACTTAACTTCGCAAAATATCGGCAAAAGTTAAATTTTCATCTGAAACTTGTAACAACGTCAAAGTAACGTTAGCCCTCTGCGGTAATGAATTTTGACGTTGTTTAAATTCTGAATATTTGATATTTACACCAGAAACTTCCCACTTCTCACCATTAAATAAATCACCCCACACTAAAATTATTTGCTGTTTTGGATTTGTGTACCCATCGGAATATCGTAATGATTCTAACTGTTTACAACGTTCAATTACGTCTGTTCTATCCTCACGCTCGGCATAAATATCAAGTTCCAAAGATAATTGATTTTTACCGCCTGTATATTGATAAATAGGTAAGTTTCTTAATATCGGTTTGATTTCAGTCAGGTCAGCCTGCGTATTTAAAGTAAGAAATTCCGGCACAAATTGAATAGGAATTTTTGTATATTTATCCTCACCCAAAACCACGATATAAAGTTGGTCATAAGTAGTAGAAGTATTTGATTGATAGGTAGGTGTGCCTTGTCTTTCATTTAATTGTTCACGAAAAAAAGTACCCGCAACCTTGCCGTAATCCAACCTACGAGGGTCAAAGAAATCAATAAAATGAAAACTATTCATATTAGTAACTGTTTAATCTGTTAGTCATTACCATTCTTTTTTCTACCTTGCCAGCGATTTTATCGCTATCTAAATAGACATTAACATCTCTAACTTCGGTATTTGTTGTATTGTTATCAATAACAACAGGTTGCATTACTTGGGCGTTTCTTGTTGCATAATCAGCAGTTCTGTCGGTAACATCTCCACCAATAGAACGCATTTGTGGTCGTGTTGTTGTGTTTGTAGTGTCTTCCCCTCCGTTAAAAAAGTTAGTCATGTCGTCTACAAATCCTAAGTCTGAATATATACCAAAACTAAAAACATTCTTTAAAGCATCGGTAACACCTTTTAAAGATTCAATAATCCTATCAATCCAATCACTTACTTTATCAAAAAATACTTCGGCATTTTCGGTTACTTTATCCCAAACACTACCAATAATATCACCGATATTTGTAACAATACTTTTATACAATTCAAGTCTTTTTTTGGCATGTTCGGTAATATAATCCCACATAGATTGTGCATTGGTTTTCACCATTTCCCAAACTGTTTTTGTAGCACCTTCAAAATCACCTTCTTTTATTTGACTAAAAGCTGTTTTTAATGCTTTTGCAGATTCAATTATAAGTCCTACTGAGATTGCTATAAAATTTAATGCTGATAAAATACTATCTTTCAATATTTCCCAACCTTTTGAAAGTGCTTCCCAAACTTGCGGCATTTCTGTTCTTATGTAGTCCAAAGCCTTCGGCACTAACCAAATAGCTGCAATAACCGCCAAAATTATAACCAATGGTAGCCAAAAAGCAGCTATAAAAGCAATTGCAATAGCACCAAGTAAACCGATTATTACATAAGCAGCTATTTTTCCGGCTTCCTTCCATTTTTCAATATCAGATGTATTTTTATCTATTAAAATCCCCCACTTTTCAAACTCATCCATTAAAGGTTTAAACATTTCTTTAAAGTCATTAAGAGCTTGTTTACCAACTTCCCAAGCTGTTTTAAAACCCTCTTTAAAACCTTTCCAAAAATTTGAAATTCGCACCAACCATGTACCGATATTTCGCATTGTTTCAAGCAATCCGATTTTGTCCAACTTCTCTTCCATTTCGATAGAAATCTGAAAGTTATCGTTTTCAAAACCAAACTTTAACATTTCTTTAACACCTGAAATCAGACCGCCTAATTTTTCTAAAAATCCTACTATACCGCCTTTTTTACCGAGTTCTCCGACAGGTTTGTTAAATGCAAGTATAGCTTCATTATAAACTTTTTTCAACAATAAAAAAGCCCCTACTAATGCTGCACCAATAGCAATAAAGGGAAGTAAAGGTGCAATGGCAGCCCATATAGCTGGCATTAAAGAATAAAATGCAAATTTTAATGCACCTATTGCAGCCGCAGCCCCACCCGCCACAACAAGCAATGCACCTAAAGAAGCTACTATAATAGCAATTGCATGACCAACGGGAGTTTCAATAAATAACGTCAGTTTGTCCATCCAACGTGTAAACATTTGAGTTACATTTCTTAGTACAGGTGTTAATTTACTTCCCAAAATAATATTGAAAGATTCTACTCTTGAAGTTAAAGAATCATAATCACCTTTTAAGTTATCTACCATTTTTTGAGCCATTTCAAAGGCAGCACCCATGCCACCAGCAGCTTCCGAAGCTCTTTCATTTTCTTTTGTGAAATATTGTAAAACTTCCGCACCCTTCAGTAAAACTTTCTGACCATCTATCATTACTTCTTTTGAACCATTCATTAAAGCGGTAATTTCTTGAAAACTTTGCGCACCGAAAAGACCTGAAATTGCAGCAGCTTTTTGTTCCTGAGTATAACTTGCGGTAGCTTTTTCTAATTGTGCCACTAAATCAATTAAACCAATAAAATTACCACTACTATCAAATACTTGCAAATTAAGCTCTTCCATTACCTTTTTCATTTGATTAGTAGGTTTCGCAAGATTTGTCAAAGATGTAGATAGAGCAGCAGTAGCGTTACCTCCTTGTAAACCGAAATTAGATAAGGATTCAATAACAGCAACAGCCTCTTCCAAAGGAACTCCCAAAGATGAAGCAGTTGTACCTAAATATTTCATGGCATCTGCAATGTTATCTACTCCGGTATTTGAGGAGTTTGCAGCTTGCGCAAGTACATCAGCCATGTGTCCGGCTTCAGCAGCTTTTAATCCGAACTGTGATAATATGCTTGAAGCAATATCGGCACTTTGTCCCAAACCGAGACCTGATGCTGCGGCAAGATTCATAACTCCGGGTAAAGATGCAACTACTTGTTCTACATTAAAACCAGCCATTGCAAGATATGTTTGAGCCTCAGCCGCTTCCGTTGCAGTAAATTTCATTTCAGCCCCTAAGCGTATAGCTTCTTTTGATAGTCTTTTCATTTCATCCGCAGTAGCACCTGAAACCGCACCAACGCCGCTCATTGCAGCCTCAAATTCCATTGATTGCCCTATTGCCAATGCAAAAGGTGCAATGAGAGCAGCACCTACAGCCATTGTTTGAAATCCGCTTGCCATAAGATTCATACTGCTTTCTATATCAGCGGCATGTCTTTCTGTGAAATCAGAAAGTTCACCCATTCCTTTTTGTATTTTATCAGCGGTATTTGTAAAATTATCTTGTAACGAAAATGCCACGCCCATTCCCAAACCGCCGCCGCTAAATGTGCCTATTGCCATAATTTTAATGTGTTAAATATTAAGCAATTAGTATATTTTTAAAAAATAATTGTTAAATATTTTTGTTTTTTACAATTATTGTATTATTTTTGTGTTTTATTTATGTAGGATTTTAATTTTTGAACTAAATTCTTGGTGATATGAAAAAAATATTTATATTGACTATTATTTTTTGTTTTGTGTTTTTTCTTCTTATTATGATGCTTACTATTCGTATGCTAAGATAAAAGAAATTGAATTTTGCAACAGTTAAAAGCCCTGTTTTTACTTTCAGGGCTTTTTAAATATGATAAAAATGATTTATAAAGCAATATATAGCCCGATAAAAGACAGTAAAAAGTTTGATAGATATAATCTATACAAAAATAATAATCTGTTATTTTTGGGTGTTACAAGTGAATTTTGCATGGTATATTTTTTCAATAATGCAAAACATGAGGATTGTTATTTGGAGCAGTACAAAGACAAAAGAACGGTGCTATTAAGAAAATCCGATATTGAAAAACTATTGAATGATATTTGCAAAGTTTGCGGATTTTGTAATTCAAGTATTATCGAGGGCTGTAAACCTCCATAAATGCTCTTACTGAAGCCTTTAAAGACTTCATTAATAAATCATCTGCTAAAATCAATATTCTATTTACTTTGTCATTTGATTTTTTATCCCTCAAAATGTCCAAAGAACCTATTTGCCCATCAATATAAATATCGTTGTTATACTGCCTGTTTACTTGTTTGAAATCATCTGAAAGTTTGCAGCTTAATTCAACATCAAGCCGAAACTTTGCAAACATTCCTAATAATGATTTTTCTTCTAAATTTTCCCCTAATATTAATTTGTTTGCAGTATTAATGATAAAAGTAGCTAACTTTGTCATTAATATAAACTTAGCGTGTAAAAAAGTATAGAATAAATCAGCATCTTTATACTTGTCAATTTCGGTATTATATACTTTAATTAGTGTATCATAAGTCTTACTTAATTTTTCGTAAGGTTTTTTAATTGCCATGTTATCAATTGTAAGACTATTTACCGCACTATTTAATTTTGTAATTTCTTCATTTGTAAATTTCTGTAAATTAGATAGATTGCTATTTATTTTTTCTTGTTCTTCTATAAATCGGCTCGTTAAAGTATCCATTTGTTCCATAACTTTTACAAGACCTTTACCCATGATTGCTTGAGCGGTTTCTGCTTTGTCTTGAATTTGTTTTGCTTGCCTTCCAAAAGACTTTGCAACGTTCTCTATTTCAGTATATTGATTGATAATATACTCAGCCTCACTTCTGAAATAATCCATTTCTGCACTATTCATTTTTAGTTCACCGTCATGCTTTCTTACGTACACTATTAGATAATAAAGTACCGCACAAAAAACAAGAATGAGTGATATAATGAAGTAGCCTTCGTATTCCATGATATTAAATATTAATGAAGTAAGGGAAATTAATCCCTTACTTTTTGTGAGGTTTTTTGATGCTGTCAATATTCTTTTTTGTCTTGTCTTGGTGCTGCTTCATTGCTTCATAAAAACGGTGTATTCTATCAAGTTCTAAATTGTAAAACTCTTCAATACCAATAATATAACCGCCCATGACTAAATAGAAATGAATAGCATCAAGGTCTTCCGGCACAAATACATCTTTATAAATGCTGCCTTCCTCATCGGTTACTGTGCCTAAATCTTGCCCGATGGGAAGTAAAAAGTTGTAACCGTCAGTAAATCTATTGTTTGGTCTTCTCCGGTATCTGGGTGCGAATACATATATTCACTATCTACTCTGCCTTCAATTTCGTAAATCTGTTCCCTTAAATATTCAATATCAATAAAAGAAAGATTGTCAAGTTTTGCGGTATCAATTTTAATCGGTAAATCATTTCCTTTGCTGTCCTTTTTAATTTCTACCGGAAAACGCATTTCAATTGCAGTGTGAGAACTTCTTTTGTTTTTTGCTAATTTTGTAGCCCAAGCCTCGCCCAAACCGTCTAACATATACCACCGTACTTTCATTCCGCTTTCCGGCAAGATACATTCAAAATCTTTTTTAATTTCGGAAAGTTCTTTGTAATCCGCTTCTACTAATATATCACCAACTAACATTTTTGGTTTTGTTACCGGAAAACCACCGAGCTCATCTAAATTAAGTTCTTCCGGCACAATTTGTTTTTTGCCACTTTCAGTTTTGTACGTGATATTGAACCGCATTATCGGATTGTTATTCAAGGCATATTGACGTGCCAAAATGAGTGCCATTTTCCTATCAGGTGCAATCATTTTTTGCACCTTGTCAGCAGTAATATTGGTATCTGAACCGAGCCGCACAATAAAAGAAGCTATAAATTCATTGCTATTGCTTCCTTTTTCAGTAAGTAACCTTTGATGTTTTCCGGTTAATTTTTGGTATTCAATTTCTACTCCCGAAGGTAAAATTCCTACTTTTGTCATTTTTTAGTGTGGTATTAAAATGTTAATATTAAGTTAGTTAAAAAATATTTAAAAATTTTTAAAAAATAATTGTTAAAAAGTTTTTTTATTTGAAAATTGTTTGTAAATTTGCGTTGTATTAGAAACACTTTAAATAAAACATTATGCAAGACTCAAAACAATTTCACAATTTTCTTATTGATTATGAAAATAAAGAAGTCCGTTTTATTTGGTTTACAGAAAAACAGTTGATTTTAGTCTGTAAGTTTGAAAAAATCAGTTTAACAACAAATGAAAATTATGTGGCTGAGAAAGCTAATAATGACGTTGTTATAACGGAAGATAAATTTTATTGCTCAAATATTTCAAATGTTGATGATAATTTTCTTTGTTACGATATTATTTTAAAAGAGGTTGAACTTCCAAATGCAGTAATAATAGGAAAAAATTTTATCTCAAGTAACATGATTTTAGATAAAATCAAACTCCCAAATGTAAAACTGATTGGAGATAGTTTTCTTTCTTGTAATAATAGTTTAAAAGAAATCAAACTCCCAAAAACGACATTAATCGGAAATGATTTTCTTTCTTGTAATAACAGCTTAAAAGAAATCAAACTTCCAAATGTAAACCTAATTGGCGATAGTTTTCTTATGAGTAACACCATTTTAGAAAAAATTGAACTTCCTAATTTAGTTGAGATGTATGATAAATTTTTGTACTTTAATGAAATACTGAAAGAAATTAAATTGCCTAATTTACAGGAAGTTGGTGATGACTTTTTATTTTATAATAGTAAATTAGAAAATATTGAACTCCCTAAGTTACAAGAGGCTGGTGCGGATTTTCTTTATTTTAATGAAACTTTAAAAGAAATTAAAACACCTAATTTAGAAACGGTCGGTTTTAATTTTTTGTACTCTAATAAAAACATAAAAGTTAAATCAAAAGTTTATTTTGAAACACTTTAAATAAAACATTATGCAAGACTATTGGATTTTTGATTGTTTCACAACAGGGGAACATAATATGAACGAAAAAATAATTGTTACTGCAAAAAGCGGTAAAAAAGCCCTTGAAATTTACATGAAACAAAAAGGCGTTACTGAAAAATTCAAAAGGGACACCGGAAACAAACCGCAAGTTAAAGTAACACCTGTGGTTATTGTAAAGGGTGAAGTTTTAATTGATAGGAGTAATTGCCAACGTGCATATTGGTATTCCGCAGTAACAAATGATTGAAATATTCAAAAAAGGGTAGCATAAAACTACCCTTTTTTATTTGAAACACCCCCTTTTTAAAATTTGTTTACTTTGTCCACTGATATTTCTAATGTTTCCAACGAGTTATCCTCGCTCATTCTATCAAGGTCTGTTTGTGAAATATTAACCGGAAAACAACCTTCTAATACCCATGTATTTATAGTTGTAATACCGTCAGTACCAAGCTCTTTCACAATTAAAGTTCGTTTGTATGCTTCCGGCAAGCCATAAATACAAGCTTGTAACCATTCAAACGTAAATAAATCTGCACCATTGATAGGTTTTAATTTTTCAATTGTTGCATTACCGTAAAATGGTTTGCCTGCGGTCTTTATATTTGCGTCATAACCACCATGTTCTATAACTCCAACGCCATGCTCAGGTGGCGTAAATTTCTGAATAGCAATTTGGTCTATACCGTCAATTTCTACTCTAAATCTGTATGCTCTTAAAGGATTAAATGGCATAATATTTTAGTTTTTAATGTTTTACAATACTTCAAGGGTAGCCGAAACTTCGGTGCTTACAACGTTAAATGTAATTGATATGTATTTTAAAGCAACAATTGGTGCAAATGTAATTCTAAATGAATATTCGCCGTTATCTACATCTGTAAGGTCATTGTAAACAGCGTCTTCAATTTTATCTACATTTTGGTCGCCTTCATAAAGATAATTAGGTCGGATTGCTCTGCCTGTTACCAATGATTGTAAGAACGGATTTACTCTTCTCCAAATAGCATTCCATTCCTGAACATCATTCGGCTCAAATTGTGAAGGTTTCGCAAGTGCAATAATTGTACGAGTCATGTGGACAATTAGCTCACTTACATTCTCATTTGATAACAAATCTTCAGTCATCTGAAGCGTTCTATTATCAAAAGGCACAACACCAAAGTCAGGGTCATTTACAACTGCACAAATTCCGGCATCAGATAAATCATCCCATTCCGATTTTTTGGAATTTGCTGCTAAATTGTAATAAACTCCGGTGGCATCTGTAATAGGAAATTTTGAACCGGAACTTGAAAACCATTGTCCGAGATTGTTATCACGTTTTGCCTTCAACCCTAATATATCACCTATTGCACTAATATTAACATTTTGTTTTGTAACCGGATGGACAATAGTTTGAAGTTCACCATAATACATGGAACATAAATGATTATTCAATTTTGTGCCTGTTGAATAACTACCTTCGCATTTACGATAATCTTTTGCTACATTGCCGGAAATTCCGGTGGGGGTTCTTAAAATAGCCCGATATGTAGGCATTTCAGTATTGCAAACAGCCTGTAAAGCTACATCAATAGCATTTGAGGCTTTGTGAGGCACTGAAATTCGCACAAAATTAGTTTCGTTTAAAAGAGCGTGAATACCTGTACCAGCTTCACTATCACCTACATAATCAGCATCTACAATTGCTGATGCTTTGTAATCACCCCCAGCCAAAGCACCACTCACAGGAGTAGGAGAAGCTGGTAAAACAATTGTACCTGCTGCAATTTTAACCTCAGGGCTTAATGAATTGAATTTATCCGCAAGAGTTTGAGTAACAACTGAAGGTATATTTCGGTATTCAAAATCTTTCATTCCTGAAATTTGCACCAAAATATCAAATTGTGCTGCTACCCCATTTGCTGCGGTTGAGACTTTAATCAAAGAAGTAAAATCACCAACCGACCTTGCGGTAAAAGCTACACCAGCCAAAGTTACCGTTCCTTTTGTCGAAGCTCCTGTTGTGTTATCGGTAGGGTCAGTATAATGCTCTGCTCTTGTTACAAGTAAAGGAGAGCCTTGATTTAATGCCCTGTAACACAATACAGGAAAATCGGTTGCAAAATAATCTTTCCAATTTTCAGGAAAACCTCCTAAGTATTTTTCAAATTCCTGCCAATTTCTAATTAAGTAAGTTTTGCCGATTTCTCCACGTTCAGTTTCTCCGATAACAGCCGCAACGCCAACTAATTGTGTTGCTTTTGAAGGAGTAAGAACATTAACATCAACCTCTACTCTTGGTCTGCCTGTTAGTCCCATTTTTTAAATATTTTATGTGTTATTTATAAATTTATATCGTTGATATTGAAAAGGTTATTGTTTGAAGTTCTGCTACGCTGTCCAAATCCTCAAAATCATCTAACCAAATATCTTTAATCAAATAATTATTAATAATTTCGTGAGCTTCCTTCAACATAGAAACCGTTACTGCACCTGTAAATCGTAAAGGAATTTCCTCGTTAATTTCTTGTCCGGCATCGTTAATCGGTTTAATTGTTGCCATGTTTCTTAATGCAGTTCTTACGATTGATTGTAATATTCTTTCATATTCAGTCTTTGCAGAAATACATCTGACTTCAAAAGGTACATTATAAGTTGATGGTGCATACAATTGTTTTGAGTATCTATTTTGCCCTTCAATTGTAATTGGTTGATATTCGTTTATTCCAAATGCACCAATTGAACCTTCGGAATATGATTTTCTTACTACGGTTATTCTATTAATTCCGATGCCTCCTTTTGAATACGAAGAGCCTTGTCCAAATACATCTACTACAATTGTTAATGCTTTCCTTGCTGCTTCATAAGCCGCTGCTGTTGTATAGCTTGTAATATCAGGAAGATAACCTCTTAAAACAGCTTCTTTACGGACAGCCTCAAATAATGCCCTGTCAAGTTCCCTTAGCTTCATAAGTATTTTTTTAGCTGTTTTCGTAAATAAATATCGGGGGTGTTATTTTGTCCATGCCACCGGAGAGCCTCATCAAAAGAAGGTTGCCATAGTGGTCTTGCAGGTATGTTATTAGGTTCATAACCAAATTCATGTACTCTTGCAATATTAGCAATTTCGTTTCCTTCCTCATCCACAATGGTTTTTTTAACTCCTACAAAAACCACATCATTAATAACATAAGAAGTTACTGATTGTCTGTAAGAATTTGTTGCAATAAGTATGTTATCTGAATCTCCATTTCTTACTTTACGTGCTAAATAGTCAGGTGATAATTCAGCCCAATTCAAGTCTTGTTTACTAAAATGTGTTTGAATGATAGCCTCAACTTTCAATCCGAAACGTTTTAATGACTTTTGCTGTGCAATCATCATTTCATACTTAAGTCTTGCAGCAAGTATAGCTACTTTTTCCCAATCACCTATTTTTTTGAAACTTGCCATGACTTTAACTATCTTGCATTATTCTTTCTATCAATACTTTACATAAAACAGGAACATTATCAAAATAACCATCATAAAATACTTTTTTCACTTTATATTTTTCACCCTCCAAAATTACATAATCATTTTCGGAATTAAACTTTGCAGTTGTAGTATTGAATAATGAAGTGGTCATTAAATCTGTGGTATTAAATGTTAATGTAGCTTCTTTCCTATCGGATTGCCCAAGTTCTTTATTTATAGTATCATCTGAGGAAGTATATTCAACTGCGCATAATAACGTATAATCGGTATATTGAAAAACGTCTTCCATAAATCTATCAAAAGTGGAAGTTCTTAATTGATAGGTTATTGAAACTTTATGAAATGTAAAAGTTACATCTTCCAAAGCCTTTTTAATTTGCAATATTTGAGCGGGGGATAGTAAAGAAGTTGCCATTAGTTAATCCATTGAAAGTTAGTAATTGTATAAGGAATAGGAGAATCTTCTGTAATCAAATTACCGTTTTCATCTACCATAATGGCACAACCCAGAGTAGATAATTTTGTATTTGCGGAATTTCTGAAATTTCGCATTAAATTTTCTACATTCATTCCGAAACCGGCTTCATTTACTTTCAATTGGTCGTAAACTACTTTTGCCGAACCAGCTTGAGCTTCTTTAATGAATATATTTGTTGCTGCACTTATACCATTGCCACCAGCTACCTCTGCGGCTTTAAATAACAACGTTTCAACACAAATAATGTCTGCTATTGCAGAGCGTTGAAGTATGCTATAATAACGTTCTAAACCTATTTTACTTGTATCTTCCGCACCAATTTTGAAACAATTCTCAAGTGCAAACATAATTTCAAAGGTACGATTACTTAATAGTTCTTTATTCAAAGAATTATCAACTATAAAAGGTAATCTATTTAATACCATTTTATAGATGTAAAGTTGTGTTACGTGGTCAGGTGCAAGTGCTACAGTAACATCATAAGCAGTAAAATAAGTGGTGTTTTCAGCGGTTACAGTATAAACAACCGGAATAGTAAAGTCAGTTTCAACTTCACTTGCAGGCAGTATTGTTGCATTTTCAGAAATTTCAATTTCGGGTATCAAATTAGTAACGTCAATTCCTTCAGTAAGCTCTAATATAACCGTATAAATATCATTTCGTATTGCACCAACAGCACCGTTAATTTTGAATGATTTGATTTGACTCTCCGTGTTTTCTGCAACTGTTAAAGTAACAATAGTAATATCTCCAGCCAAATCAAAATTAATAGGGGAGCTTAAATCAAGCGTGTTACCAGACAAAAACTCCTCACTATTAACTAAAATAGTTCCTTCAACATCAGTTGTAAAATAGACCAATAAAGTGGTGGCAGTATTAAATGGTACAGTAATACCTACCGTACCTACGCCGATTGTCCCTGCAAATTCGTTGCCTACGTTGTCTTTTACTGTAAATGTTGTGAATACCATTTCGTATTATTTATAAGATTTTAATTTTTCAATTAAATCAGATTTTTTGTATTTAGCCGAATCCCCTGTTCGTTCTTTGTATAAGGAAGCCATAGTCAGAAAATCGTTTGTTTTCAGGGCTTTTTCTATCTCCGATAAATCCTCAGAAGGTTCTTCCAAACTTTCAGTCATTACTGTTTCAACTTTAACCAAAATTCCGGTTTTTAATGCTTTCTGAATGTTTTTATCACCCTCATTAACTTCATAAATTTTGTCGTTACCATGATAGAATTTTTCGTTTTCGGAATCCCACCAACACCCACCTTTGTCTTTTAATTTTGCAAGCATAATATTTAGATTTTAAAATAAAAAAGGCAGCAGCACAAGCCGCTGCCTCAAAGAAAATTAGTATGTAGAAAAGGAAAAGGTTAGAAAGTCTTGTTTTGATAGGTAGCCAAATCCATGTAAGCAGGAAAGGTGTTACCGGAAAATGCAACTGAACGGTCAAGAATTACTGCGGCATCTCTTTTTAGTTTGTAAAGTCCAAAGATTTGTGAAACAGCAACTTCATAAACTTGCGACATAATGTCTTTGTCTTCTTCTATCATAAGGTCGTTTACAACTAATTTCACCAATGCTGAGGTGGGGTCAACAAACATTACTTTGTTTGCAGGCATAATGCCATGAGTAATTGAATTTAAAGCTCTTACGTCAGCAGTTCTGCGGTTAATATTCAACAATTTTGTATC